ATACTCCTCTAGATCAAGGATTAGCCCTTCAAAAAAGCTGAGTAATCCTCTTGGGCTTCAAGCACCTGTTGCTTCAACCACGGAAGTTTGTTGTAAAGGTCAAATGCCTCTGCAACAGAGAATTTAGGAGACTTGCCATTAAGCTGGATCGACCAGTCTTTGGTAGTCTTTGCCAACATCTCAAGCGTAGTATTCTCAAGTTCCTCTGCCGTGAAGGTGATCTTCTTACCTTTGGCAGCTTTCTGGATACGCTTGTTGGTTTGTTCATGCACAATGGCCTTGTAGGCACTAGAGTGGGGGGCATAAACCGTAATCGTCATTTCCTTACCATCGTCTTTAGTAAGGGGTTCCTCAGTCAGAGGGTGTTTCACATTGACAACAATAGTGTCATCAGTCGGGATCATATTGAATAGATCGGCCATTGTCGGGGTATCCTTTAATAAGAGGTCGGGGTTATTAAACATTCGTCGGGAAAGAGTTAAAGCGGGTGAGCCAACCCCCGACAAGCCAGCCCACCCTACCCTTGCGGGATTACACAGAACGAGTGAGTTTGATGTTCGTAGCTTCTGTGGTATCGTACAGTGCCACAAACGGCAGGGTGATGATACGCGAAGTCGGATTGTCCACAGGAACATCAGCACCGTTGATCTTCACACGGGGGAAGAGGAAGGTGTAGTCAGAGGAACCCGTAGGATCGTCCACAGAAACTTCCAAAGCAGTCTCAGTCTCGTTCAAGAAGCGGTTAATCAGTGCAGCGTCTTCGAAGTAGGCAGTGATGGTGCCTTCAACGGTAGCCATACCATACTCAAGCTGCGGGGTGGTCGAGGAGCCAACCACAAACGTAGGTGCCAGAGCGTTATTGATGGTGAAGTCGATACCAGTTACGATAGCAGCCGCAGAAAGCGCACCACCAGTGTTACCAATCTCCAAAGCCCCAGAGTAAGCATCGAAAGGAGCATTGCCAGAGGGAGCAGTCTTGGTAGCATCAACAGAAGTACCGCTGATTGTCATGTCCTTGCCAATCATGGAGAACGTGCCAGTGACCATCTGGTTCGGACGAATGGAGACAGCCAACGAAGACACAGACATACCAGTGAACAGACGAAACTGAGTGATGTCAGTTGCAGCATCTTCAATGGAGAAGAACTTGGGGGTGGTGCCAACTTTCAAGACGTTAGTCGAGAAGGTATTAAAGAAAGCACTTTCAAGGAAGGGGTCGTAGTCTGCTTTACGCAAGTCAGCAACAATGTCTCCAGCAGCAGAACGGTTGCCATGACGATCAACACGCAGCATACGGTCAGGTTGAATGTCAGTACCCGTAACACGCTCTTTGGTCAGGTTCAGTGACTGAGTGGTGTAAGGGAGTTGGATAAGTGAAGGAGTGCCGGGGGTAGTACCGAAAGTCGATTCAACGACATACGAAAGGCCAGCGCGAGAACCTTGAGAAAAAGCCATTTTAAGTTTCCTTTATCAGTTGTAGACATACCACGCGATAGTCACGGGAGTACAGTAGAAGGGGGAGTCGAGGAAACTTGTCCTGACTTCTGAGTAATCAATAGAGATTGTAAGGCCGCTGAGAGAAATGTCTGTTGTTGCATCAAAGCGGTCAAGCAACAAGTCAGAAATGTCGTAACCAGCACCCGGCCCCAAATTCTCTGGTGTACAAATCAGGATACTGTAGAGGCCATCATAGCGTTGCTGTGGGTTCAAACCACGAACAGCAGGACGACGAGAAGTGGGAACCATGTCAACCTTGACGAAGCTGGTTCCTGTGGTAGGTTCATAGGGGACGTTCTGGTGAGCAACAGCAGGTAGACCAACTGTCCCTGCTAGGTGGGTGTCGAGACAGGCTCTAATGTCATTGATGATACTCATTGTGAGCCTTTCACTTTATTGATTGCAGTCTGTAGATGCAAACCAGCCCTGTTAGAGACACTGCTAAAAACAGCATAAGCAGGTGTCCTACCACCACCAAACTCAACAATACGAGCGTGAGGGGCATTGTTCTGGATGTAAATCTTATCTGCTTTAGGTGGCAACGCAGCAATGTCACCCATAAGGTTTGCTCTTGCCTCTGCCCTATAAGCACTGGGGTTTGTCGTTCTATCTGACCAACCACCGATATTGCTTGTGAATTGTCCAGCAGAGGGGCTAGTAGAAATAGAATGGCTTGTAATATATTGACCAGACCAGATCGGTGAAGTGGTTTGGGAAACCAAGTCTTCTGCCACCTCCTTCAAGAACTCATCTCTAACAGCATCTAAGTCTTTTTCGATCTTAGCAAGGACAGTGGAGATACGGGTTCCTATTGCTCTACCTTGAACCATGTCACTCCCTCACTTGCAGCAAGTAGCACATCGTTCCGCTACCAGACTTAATCTCCATCACCTTAACAATGTTCACCGTATCACCGAGGCCAATGATCTGGTCTGTGGCATCAGGCTCAGGGGTGACAGACCCGTTAATGAGTTTGCTGTCAAGGACCACACGACGATCACCACGAAGGATAGAACTGTCGTCAATCATGTCTGGCGTAAAATCGTAGAAATAGCCCCGTACAGCGTAATCTGTGTTTGTGGTGGTCACAGTACCTGTAGTGGCGTTATATGCACCAGCGGCTCTCTTTCGAAGCGTGAGGGCTAGGCCATGCTCTCTAATCATCTGTCGCAGAGTTGAGGGATCAAACGCCATTAGGTTCATCGGGGATATACTGTTCCCCCGCCTCTACGTTATCGAACTGGTCAATACCAAAAGCAGGCTTGACACGATCCGGGTCTTCATTAGCAACCTGCATCGCAGATGACGAGTAACCACCACCAAAGACACCAAGGGACTTGCCAGAAGTCTTCTTACCTTGTGCTTCGACCTGTGCAGCTAGTTGCTGGTATTGTTTGGAACGAGTGGAGTATTTTGCACTCAAAGCCCCATCAAGGGTCGTATCAACCATACGGCTGAACTTAGCAGCAACAGTGCGACAAACCCAAGCAGCGGCATAGTAGATGTTGTTGTTAGCTTGACTGATGGCAAACAAGATTTCTTCATCTTGTGCCAACTGGTCAGCATCGTCAGTATCACCAACAAGCAGGCGGACGCTATTAAGACGACCAGATGCAGTTGTAGTATTCAAGTTAGAAGCAGAATATGACCACATCTAGTCGCCCTCTTATCATTCAAACAGTTCCCTATGAGTGTCACGCCAGAACTTAATCCGACGAACCTGTGCCTCAACATCCTTCGGGACTTTAGGACATTTCTTTTCTCGAAACTCTTTTGCAGTTTTAGCCTTCTCCTGAAACCTCTCATTGAGTTTATCAATGTAAGCGTGGAGTTCTGCAAGGGTCATGCCGTCAAGGTTCTTGTTGAACACATCGGCAAGCACTTCTTTTTCTTCTTCTTCATCGTAGGGTTTGTGGTAGAAGAAGTCTTGATTGAACAGGAACAGGATTTTCTGATAAGTCTCAGCACCCTTCCAATCGTAGTATTCTCCCCTCTCACGCCACCTACCACCAACATGCACTCTTTGTTTGACGTACAGTTTCTTGGTAGGGTCGAAAGAGTGGGAGAGAAAATAAGTCGGGTTCATTCTCTCTCCCTTTCTTAATTAGGCGATAACGCTGTCGATGATGGCACCGAGATCAGCCGAAACAACCTTGTGGTCGTAGGCCAAGTTGGCTTCCAGCACTTCAGCAACGCCGTCGATAGCCAGATAGTCACCACGATACGACTTGATCGTGATGCCGTGGCCCGAAGCATTTTCCAGATCGTCCCAAGTGAAGGTGTAACCAGCCGAGGGGATCATCAGGCCCGAAGAGCGCGGACGGTAGTAGAAAGCAGCCAGCTTACCACCAATGAAAGCGTTCGATTCGGTCAGACCTTCAGCAGCGGTGTTCTTCACGGTTTCCATGACCATGAACTCTTCCACACCGAAGATTTCAGCCAGTTTGGCATCCGTCACCAGAGCGGTGTTCGTCACGGTAGCGCCGCCATTCAGACGGGCAAGGATCGTGGGGTGGTTGACAAGAGTGTCACGAACTTGCTTGCCGACAACCATGACGTTGGGCTTGAAGCCGCCCGACTTGAGTTGCACGGTACGCATGATGTTGGTAACGTCTTGGATCGGGGTCGAGGTCGAGTAGTCCGACCACTGGATGACCTGAGTCGACGAAGGCGACGAGGCAACGCCATCCCAGTCCGTACCCCAGATACCACCAGCGAAGTAGGAACTAGCCCACTTGATTTCACGGTCAATCAGCAGTTGGTGGGTCAGCATCTGAGCGCCAGCCGAGCGGATGTCCAGTGCTGCATCTTCGTTAGCCAGAGTTTCGAAGTCGAAGTCGGTTGCCAGCGAGAACACTTCAGCCGAGTAGGTGTCGGTCGAGAGCGACATACCAACACGAGGAGCCTGAGTGCGCGGAGCGCGGGCCTGCACCTGACCAGTGCGATTGAAGTCAGCACGGTTGTAGATGTAATACTTGTCGGTCTTCTTGGAAACCGAAACCTTCGGGAACACACGATCAGCAATAAAGCCGTTAGCGTCTTGCAGGAAGGCAATCGTCAGGTTGGTAAGCGGTGCGTCAATATGAACGCTGCTAGGGGTCAGCATAGCCATTTTTGATAATCCTTTATTAAACTAGAAATTAGGCTGCGGCGTTATCGGCGCGAGACAGTTCGATGGTGATGATCTGACCATCAACAGCGGCTTCGAGAGCGTACCCGACGATCACGTTGGTCGAAGCAGCAGCTTTAGCTTTGCCCGAAGTACCAACTGCAACAGCAGCACCACGAGTGATCGTGCCACCAGCCTGAACGGTCACACGACCATCATAAGCAACAGTGACAGCTTGACCAGCAGCGGTAGCAGCCATCAGAGCCACACCATCGGTACGGGCGTTAGCAGAGGTGTTGTCCACTTGACCATCAGCAGCCAGAGAGACAAAAGTGAATTGAGCGACAGCCGACCCAGAGATGTAGGTGCGGGTTGCCATGTTTTCCGTAAATGCCATAGTAAAGGCTCCTTTTACTTTTTGTAGGTTTCAAGCACGAGGCTACGGCCCTGTGCAGTTTTGATGACAGCAGCATACGCTTTGTGGAAGTCTTTCTCTTTCTTCTCTTCCTGATAAGCCTTTACGATGTCGTTCAGCTTCTCAGTCGGGGATTTCAGATCATTAGCTGCATCAGTTTTGCCGACTTCTTGGTAGATGCCCGCAAAGGCAGCGTCAGCGGAACGAAGGAGTGCAAGCAGTTCTTCGTCTTGCCCAATCGACTTCAACAGTTTACCACGCTCATCAGCAGTTCCCTTGAAATTGGGGAGAACCTCATCGGCGCGTTTACGGAGTGCTTCAACTTCGAGAGCCTTTTGCACATCTTCTAGTTTTTTCAGGATCGGTGCAGGGATAGCCGACTTGGCAATCATCTCACCTTCGACTTCGATCATCTCTTCGGCAGGCTTTGCCTTTTCAACAACAGCCACTTCAAGATCAGCGACTTTGCCTTTGAGAGTTTCGATCTCTTCCAGAAGCATCTTGTTGACTTCTTCAAGTTCAAGGGCTTCATTCTTCCAAGACTTACGAGTGGGCTTTTTACCTTCCATCTCGTCTTCCATCATGTCTTCTTCGTCGTCTTCCATGTCGTCCATCTTGTCGGACTTCATTTCTTCCTTGTAACCCTTTTCAGTCTCGTCAACTGCGTCGAGTTTTTCTACTTCTTCATTTTCCATGTGTTCCCCTTCCGGGCTGCGCTTAAAGAGAGCAACCTTAGCGAGTGGGTCATCGCCCATATCGACCAAGGAAACCTCTTCAAGTTCCAAGTTTACGAGTTCGGTGGGCATTACACCATCTCCTTCAAAGCACGTCCCCCAATCGAGAACGCAGCCAGTTTACCGCTTTTAACATCTTGCCATACTTGGTCGTCGTAGACCTTGATAGCGACTAACCAGCCCTCGCGGTCAGACTGGATACCCAATGCCTTGGCAATTTCGTTAGTCAAGGGCATGGAATGGACAACTTCCCCGATCTTACCACCACTGTGCATAGCCTTGGCGGTTCTCATGGAAAGCATAAAATTGGTTGCAGCCTTTGCGATCTGGTCGGGGCGAATAAATTCTTCGCTATGATCTAGGCTGATTTGACCGTTGACAGTCGAGACGTAAGCCCAACCAAAGGCGAGACGTTCTTCATCAAGTTGCTTGACGATCTGACCTTCAACGGATACTTTGGTCATTTCCGAGACAGACGTTCCGCTTTCCCACATACGACAGGACCAGTAACGTGCAGATGTCTTATCTGTGGCGGCATCGCAGGAGTGTCGAGAACGAAAATTCCTACGAGCGTCAGGATCGTCACGACGAATTTCCATGTTGGGATCACCGAAGGTGACTTTCTTAATCTTGTCACCATCTTTGACGTAGACACCAAACTTCTTAGTGGAACCCGCAGGCATACGGAAAGGCTTGTCAAGTTCTACACTACGACCTTGGTAGTCGGCTTTTTCTACAGTCTTAGACGCCATTGGGTGACTTTCTGGCAACAGGTCCGTGTCATGCTTCCCTGAGCGGAACTTGCCGTTTCGGATAGCCCGAAGGAAGTTGTTGACACGAGCCATAGCCCACTGTTCAGGGGACGTGACGTTAGGACGAACACTTCCGGGGTTAGTGCGATAGGCACCGATACCACGATCATAAACTTGCTTGAGGGTGCCAGCCGTAACTCGTCCCTTGTCGCCGTACTTCTCGTTATGTTCTGTGGCCTTCTGACGAAGGGTATCCATATTGACTTTTTCGACAGCTTGTTTAGCCTGTGACCACGCACCAGCAAAAGCACGACCTTCCGACATTCCCTCTTCTGGCATCATGGAGTTGAAGACGTTACGGAATACTGATTGCTGATGTGCAGATAGTTTACTACGGACTGCTTTCGGGAGGTCTTCATTGCTACTGTACGGCATTGTTCCTCACCAAAATCATAGAGAAGTTTGTGGTAACTCTTGTGTTGTTTGTCTCAACCAAAGCCGCCACAATATCAAGGTCAGACTTTTCAGGAAGAGCCACAGGGGTTGCAAAGTCATATCGGTAAGTGTTTTGATAAACTTCACTAATGTGAACTATACGGAAATTGTCCCCAAACAGACGGACAAAAAAGCGAACTTGAGCATCTTCACCTTTTTGAACACTAAAGTTCCCGGTCAAAATGTAAGCAGTATAACCAGCAGGGACGGTATAGATACCACTCAGCGTCTGACCAACACCATCTTCGATAAGGCCTACAACAACACTATTAGCAGTGAGTGTGATGTCACCAGCGTTGTTTGAACCGCCGTTCTTATAGAATGCAGAGTTTACACGTTTGAACGGCACAGTGCCTGTAGAGGCGGTGGTCCCATTACAATCTATTTCTTCGGTAATCAAGTTATAGTCTGCATCAAGCCCACTAACCACAACAGAGCCAGTGTCGGATGCAGAAGTAGAAACTACAGTGACAACTCTTGTGCTATCCCACACAGACCAAGGATACATGCCACCAGCAGCCCAAACAGTCTCAGCAGCAGCAGAATCTACATCTGAGTTATATCCAGTGACATGGATAGAAGAATACCCATCAAACTGGCCCTGAGCGATAGAGAAGTAACTGTCTCTAAGAGTTAGGTGTCCCCAATCAGCCATCAGTTCAACTCCGGTGTAATGACAATAGGTAGGTTCCCAGTGTTAGGGAAAGTCTCTATAGAAAGGTCTGCGTAGGTAACTTCAAACTCTGCAAAGTAAGTCCCTGCCGTAGCAGTGTCACCAGTTTGCCAGTTGTAGGTTACAATACCCGATAGTGGTGTGGTAATAGTCATTGTCTCATCAAGAACAACAGAACCATCAAGGGACTTCATATGAAACTTGACAGTTGAACTAGTAAGATTGATTGCTGTTCCGTTAGCGTTTTGCAGTGTTGCCCTCAAAGATGGAGAGGTGTCAGACTGCTTGATTGTAAAGGCCATCTATGACAACTCCATTCTGAGTAGGGCTAAGTTCTGCATCATTGACAGATTCGATGACAACAGCATTTGCAGAGGTGTCACCAGTAATAAAGACGTATCTACGTTGACTTGAGTAACCAACACTAGCTGGGATAAGACCTGCCACAACAAAGATCGTGGTTGGAGTGTCAACCTTAACACCAGTGCTGATAGTAGGTGCAACAGGTGCAAGGTTAATGTTTGCCGCAGGACTTTGTATAGACGTTCCTACAAGGATCGTAGGTTCAAGTTGAACAATCGTAATGTTGGCAGCAGGAATGCTTACAGAAGCACCAATTCGAACAACAGGTGCAACAGCAACAAGTGTTATATTTGCAACAGGTGCATCAACTCGTTTACTAGAAGCAACTGTCGGGGCTACTGCTTGAACAGCAATATCTTTTGCAGGAACCTGAACAACAGACCCTGTTCTAATTGCGGGAGCAAGGGTTACTACAGACAGATTTGCAGAACCAACACTAACAGACTTACCAGAGGCAATCTCAGGAGCAACTGCTTGAACTTGTAGGTCAACAGCAGGAACCTGAACAGAGGTGCCTACAAGGACTTCTGGCGCAAATGCTGCAAGAGAAATATTAGCAGAGGGGATAAGGACAGAGATACTAGAACGGAACTCTGGTGCAACAGCAGCAAAGGTAATTTCTGAACTAGGAACACTTACAGAAGTGCCTGTTGTAACTACAGGGTTATTTGCTACAACAACAATGTCTGAACTAGGAACAAGGACCGCTGTAGTCAAAGAGACATTTGGTGCAGATGGTGTAAGAGTTATATTTGCACTAGGTGCATCAATTATTACACCACCTGCAACAGCAGCCTCAAACAGCCACCCGAAGGAGCCGTTGTTCGTGGAGTTATCGCCTGCATACCATGTCATAGCTGATACGCCCTCACGCCTGTAATGGTCACATAGTCGATGTCAATGTCACCCGCGCCAGTGTGTATTAGAGTACACGGGCTGGTGGCCGATGTCCCCTGTATGGTCAGAACATTGCCTGCGGTGCCCGTAGCCGTGAAGTCAGCAACACGCTGGGTTGTGGTGCCGAAGTTCAAGGTCGTCGCACCTGTGGCGCTGTAGCTGTTGGTGATGTTGGCGAGGGTGTTGTTGCCACTGAACGTCAGTAAGCCTGCGCCAGCTTGGTCTAGGGTGATACCTGAGTAATCGAGATCACCGCCCGCAAACGACTTTGATGAGGCGCTGGTGAACTTGATCGTCCCGGTTCCCGTGACGGCTAGGCCAGTTGATGGAAGGGCGTCCCAAGCGGTCGTCCCCGCAATCGTCCATGTCCCAGAACCAACAGCGAGGGTTCTTGTCGTGGTCGTGTCATCTAGGTTTACGCCGCCAGTAGAGCCACTGATCGTTACGTTGTAGCCGTTGGCGTCGAAGGTGCCAGAGCGGAGAGTAAGGGCGCTGGCGTTTGACCTATCTGTCTCAAACGCATCCTGAAGTGTCACCGACCCACTTGGCGTATCTATAGTAAAAGACTGCGTGAACGTCTTTCCAGCACTGGTAATCGTCTGCGAACCACGACCAGCAAAGGTTATCGTCCCCGTCCCACTCAGCGTAACGCCTGTGCCGTTGATCCAGTTGCCGTGGATCGACGGATCAACTGAGCAAGCCAGCGTCATCGTGTCTGTCGTCCGAGCCGACATGTCGATGGTGCCGATGTTGTAGTCTGCGTTAATGGTGATTGTGCCGCCAGAACTCGGGACGGTTGATGTTACAACCACAGTGTCTTGTGCCAACGGGAAGTCATTTGTTGTCTGTGACCCACCTTGCGTTGTTGACCAAATACCAAGCCCCCAGTTTGCGCTAGAAAAGCTGCCGGTTGGATATACCGTCTTAGGCGCATCAAACGTGATGCCTGTATTGCCCTTGCAGTCACCCAACCGAGTGCCACTGACAGGAGCCGGGGCACCAGCAATCGTGATGTCGCGGAAGTCGATGTCCGTCAGAGAGGCCACAGCAGCGCATGTCAGAGTGCGGGTTGTGCCAATCGTGTTAGACTGCACAAAGGTTCTCATGGTGGCGTTGGTGCCAGCAGAGAGCGTCAGGGTGCCGTTGATGGTTTGGTTGGCAGCGAGCGGAATTGCAGAAACCCCAGAAGAAGTTTTGCCCGGAAACGACAAATTGTTAAAGGTATTAGCGCCAGTGATCGAAGAGGAAATATTGTTAGTTCCAGTGAAACTTACGTCGTAGAATGTCTGGTTGTTACCAGCAAAAGTGACCGTTTGACCACTAATGTTGATTTGAGATGTCCCCGCTGTAAAAGTAAGGTTTGCGCGCTCACCTTCGCTCGTACCAAGTGTAAAGTTACCCCCAATTGATACTGTTGAAGAACCAAAATCTATTGTGCGAGAGTTGGTGTTATTTGAAACAATCTGCGAAGTAGTCGTAAAGTTGTAGTCCGCAGTGTCGAACGACCCATTTGTTATGGTGATTGCGCCGCTTCCAATATTTAACGCATCAGCCAACGCCCACTCAGCGCCTACGCCATTGATCGTAGTGGTCGAAGACAGTGTCACACCATTCGTCGTGATGGTCTTGCCCGCACCCGTGCCACTCAGCGTGATCGCGCCCGTATACGTCCGAGTCAGGCCAGTCGCGGGCAGGGTGATGTCGTCATGGATGAACAGCGCAGTCGATCCAGCCAGCGTCACGTTGCCAACAAGAGGGCCTGCGACAGTCAAAGCCTTGCAGCGGTTGCCACCCGTGATGGCGTTTACAGTGGCCGTGTAGGCCGTAGCGTTGGACAGGCTATCGAATACCACATCGTCATGGCTACGAGGCAAGGATGCTCCACTAGCGCCACCAGAGGACGTGGACCAGCGGGCCGTGTCATTCCAGTTGCCAGTGCCACCGACCCAGTAGCGAGTGCTGTCGGCGGGCTTGGCTGTACGATAGACCGGGGCGGCAGCGGTTCCCGTGCTGTTTGCGCCAGCATAGAACTCCGCAGGGCTTGTAGCTGCAAAGCCGATGCTACCCATTGCAAGGTAGTCGATGCTGTCTGTGCAAGCACCAGCGAGGATGTGGCTTGTGCCTGTCCCTGTCAGCGTCACCACGTTGCCAGATGTACCCGTCACGCTCCACTTGCCAAAGGTCTGGGTGGTCGTGCCGAGGGCGATGGTGTGAGCGACAGTCTTGGTGCTGGCGAGTTCGGTGAAGCTGTTGTTGCCCGTAAAGGTCAGCGTTGATGTGCCTGTTGCACCGCCGATGGTCAGCTTGTTGTAGGAAAGGCCGCCACCCGTAATGGTGCGAGCGCCTGTGCTGGTGTTTGACAGCAGGATGTCAGCAGTGCCTTTGTAGAAGGCAAGGTTTGTTGTTGTTGCGGAGGCCCAAACTGCCCCTGTCCCAGATAGCGTCCACGTTCCAGAACCCATTCTCAGCGTTCTGACGTTTGAATAGCTAGTATCGAAAAGCCCAGCCGTCACATTATAGCTAACAGCATCAAACGTCCCAGAGGCTAGAGTTAAGATCCGAGCAGAAGTAAGCTCCAACGCATCTGCAAGCTGTACGGTACCTGTGCCGCAGTCGATGGTGATGGGACGAGCGAACGATACTCCGTTACTGGTGATCGTGGAGGTGCTGCGGCCAGAAAAGGTAATACTATTGCTTGTGCTGCTTACTGTGGTGCTGGACCCCATAGTGACATTTCCGTAGACAAATGGCGAACCGTTAGTGCCAATCGTCATCGCGGTTGTTCTTGCAGACATGTCGATGGTGCCGATATTACACGTCTCAAGTCCTACCGTCCCAGCAGACCCAGTGTTATCAAACACCGCAGTGTCCTGAGCCAACGGAAAATTGTTCACCGCAGGAGTGCCGCCAGACGATGATGCCCAAGCCGTGGCGCTCCAAAGCACGGTTCCAGCAAGGTTCCAATAGACCGTCTTGGGTGCAGGGAAGGTCACGCCGGAGTTGCCGCCACAGTCGCCTGCACGGGTCGGAGAGCCGCCAGCGGCGGTGCCTGCAATGGTGATGTCGCGGAAGTCACAGTCGTCAGCGGACAGCGTTCCTACGGTCAGGGTGCGAGTGGTGCCGATAGCACTTGAGCGGAGCATAACCCTGCGGATAGCCGAAGCACCAGCGGCGGTCAGTGTGCCTGTGATGGTTTGGTCGCCAGAGAATGATACTTGACACAAGCCAGCAGAAGCAGGGGCCGTGATCGACAGGTTGTTGAAGGTGTTGGATTGGTTAATAGATGAAGAATTTGCCGAAGTGCTGGTTAAAGACACATCGTAAAAGGTTTGGCCCCCACCACCGAGGGTCGGGACAGCACCAGTCATAACAATGGACGACGTGCCAGCATCAAGCGTCATGTTGGTAGATGTTCCAAAGACCACATCACCACTCAACGTAACCGTGCTTGCACCCAGCTTAATCCCGCGTACGTTGCTGTTGCTGGACGACAGACTGACCGCCGTGACGTTGTAGCCCTTGGTGTCGAAGGTGCCATTGGTGACGGTGAGGGTGTTGCCGCTGTTCAACGCATCAGCAAGCTCGACTGTGCCGCCAAAGGAGTTAATTTCGATGACGCCAACGAATGTCTTACCTGCGCTGGTGATGACTTGGGTGTTGCGGCCAGAAAAGGTAAGCGTAAAGTTTCCACTGATCGTGATCCCAGAACCAAACGTCCAGTTACCATAGATCGCTTGAGCAGCACCAAGGGTCAAAGTAAGCGCACTCGTCCGCGCACTCATGTCCACCGTACCAGCATAGGGGATGGAGGCGTTCATTGTGTGAGTGCCAGCAGTGGTGCTTTGGTTGATTACCGCAGTGTCTTGGGCCAGCGGGAAGAAGTCGGTGTTAGGCGATCCGCCAGACGTATCCGACCATTGATCGTCGGACCAATTACCCGTACCGATGCGGAAGCAGTTCTTGGGCGTCGAGAACGTGATGCCGCTGTTGCCGCGAAGGTCGCCAATGCGAGTGCCTGTCAGCGTCCCGCCAGCGCCAGTGACACGGATGTCGCGGAAGTCCACGTCTGTCACGGTGCCAATGGTGGCGATCTGCATATCACGCATAAGCCCCTCTGTTGAGGAACGGAACCAAGCACGGCGGTTGCCCTGAGTGCCAGAAGTCGAGAACGTGCCAGCAATGACGAAGCCAGTGCCGACAGAAAACTCCGTGACGCCATCAGCAGGCTCAGGCGTGAACGTCAGGTTAGCGCAGGTGGCGTTGTCTGTAACCGTGACCGTGTAGTGGGCGGTGGCAGAAGCCGCATCGAAGATCGCATTGTCAGAGGCTGTAGGAACAGAAGCGCCAGAGGCACCGCCTGACGTTGTGGACCACTTCGTGGTGCTGTTCCAGCTTCCACTTCCACCAACCCAATACCGATCAGCCATATTTACGCCCTCACATATCTCACGCCGTCAATTTCTAAAAAGTCTGACTCTGGTTCTTCGACAGGGGGAGCCTCAACAACAGCAACCCAATTATTGAAACGGCTTTGTTTCATAGCTTCGATTTCATCTTCTGAAAAACTGTGGTCATTAGACAAATTCAGAGCATCACGAAACTTTCCGTGAACAGGGTGGATAAACTCGAAGTCGATTTTCATGTTATAACTCAAGCAACAGTGAAGGTGAAGATACCGCTAGCATTCCAGACGATTTTGAAATCAGTCGTATCGCCAGCCGATTGCGAACCGTCAAAGTCAATGAAAGCAAGCGGGGGATCGTTGGCATCAGTGTCATTATAAATGATAGCGTAGGAAGCTGTAATAGGGCCACCAGAGGCGGTCCACACAACATCGTCTGCATCAAACTTAGCATCGTTGGTGGTGACAGTCGTAACAGATACGTTAGCCAAGGCTTGACCACCAGCAGTGTACCCAGTGCCAGTAGTGGCTTCAGTCTTGGTGACACCAGCAAGGGTGGTGTTGGTTGCATCAAAAGTGGCAGCCGTGTAAAGGGCTACTTTATAAGTATCAGCAACAGCGTTGCTACCATCCGCAAACAATTTGGCGGTCTGGTTGTAAAGAGAGATAGTTACAGCCATTGTGGCCTCCAATTATGCGATTGGTTGTTCAGGAGCAACTTGTTGAGATTTACGCTCTTGAATTTTGTTTTCGTATTTAGCGGGATCGAACTCGATCTCAGCAATATTCATAAGGTCAGTTACAACCTCAGTTTGATCTTGAACCTCAATACCTGCACCATTGATATTACGCAGGAAAGAAGCAATCTCACGAAGATCGTGGGGGGCAACATCACCAGCAACAAGTTTAGGCATAGTCGCCCAATCAAGGCCGTTCAACTGCCACAAACGCTCAACCAATTGCTTGTTCAGGACATCTACAATCGTGTTGATGTAGCTTTCGAGGCTTCTGAGGAAGAGGTCAGTCTTAGTCTTTGACAGAGCATAAGAACCGCTGCTACTACCAAGCATAAGAAACTCAGCCATAAGGCTACGAGCAATATCATGCTGGTAACGCTTAACAACAGGATCAATGTCGATGGAGCGAGAGCCATTAGCAGTAATCAACTCCACATCCATGAGACGCTGGTTAGTGGGTTTGCCATCAGCATCTACATACAGGTCCGAGGGAAGAAGGGCATAGCCTTGTTCGTTGTTCTTCAGGTCACGCAGGATACGCTCAAATTGACCACGAAGTGCAGCCTGATCGGCAGTAGCATCTGCACTCAGATACTCCGCAGGCATACGGCCAACAGGCACCCCATGAAGTTCTCGCTCAATAGCAATAGCTTCATATCCCTGAATCTTGTTGAGGTAAGTGTAAGAAACATAAGCGTTGCGAAGAACGGAGCGACCAGAGGGATCATTGTTGAGGCTCGTTGTGCGATAATACAGGGATTTTTCGACAGGGATCATTGCAGGGCGTTTGCCCCACACAGCCTCTTGGTACATGCCAAGAATTTCACCAGTGTTCTGGTCAACTTCAAACTCTTCAACAGTCCACGGTGCGCGGATAGCAATCTTCTTTACACCGATACGACCATCTTCGTATTTAGAGTTTTTCTTCGGGGAGCGGGCATCACCACCACGGACCTTGTAGACAACCTCGAACCACGAAAAACCATAAGTCAAGTACGACAGGGCTTCCGAGATGTGGTCGTCAAGGCTGTGGTCCATGTCCTCAATGACAGATTTCAGGAAGTCTGCCTCTCTTTTAGCAGCTTCACTGTCATCAGCGGGGACAATATCAACTTTGACATCACGAAGGGTCTGTTCCACAGCATACATCACAGAGCCGACAATCGCATTATTGTCACGCATCTCTCTGTATTTCTGGATTGCCCTCTTACCTTTGAGTTCTTGAAGAAACTCGTCAGCACGAATGTCACCCGTGTAGGTGTTCTTACCATAGACACCAAGTTCAATCTTGGCTGCGGTTTCCGAGAGTTTCTTCATT